CCTGTTACCACGGTCCGCCCATTCCGCTTTGACCGGCGACCATTCATCCGGGTATGGCAGAGCGAATCTAAGGTCCGTCCCGAGTTCGTCAAGATTCAGGTACCCATTGAGCGTGTCGACAGTGTCTCCGCGAAAGGTCAGACCGAACCCTGACAATGTGCCGACGGGCGTGGGTTCGGTGAGCAGGCACCATTTGACCTTGGCAGATTCCTGCCGCAGCGCCAGCGCATAGACCTCGTTTCCGCCATAGCCTTTGTGGCCGCCCTGCGCAGGAAGGTAAATCTCGCCGAGCGATTGATCGGCACAACCTCCGGTGTACTCGTTGCAGATCGATCTGCGTCCGTTGCCGATGTAACAGTCGTACTTCGGCGTCAGTTCCGTATCGTTGATCTGCCCTGCATTCGGCATCCCGTTCGTTCCATCGAGCGGATACCACCGCAATTCATCCATTGCGGTGAACCACGCGGGAGCTTCGCCCGACGCGACGGTGATCGAGAATTGATTGCTCGTCGCAGTCGTCATCCGCCAGATCCCCTGCCGATGCGGATGATCGTCGGCGAATTCGGTTTGGCGTTGACCTTGAGACAGAGCACCGTGGTCGGCAAGCTCGTGAGGCCGTCAGTGCCCACAGTGAAGGCCCGGAAGCACCATCGGCCGCTGGCAATGTCGACCGAGGCTTCGGTCGCTGGCGCCGGAACGGTCAGCGAATTGGTGAACGGATCGCCCTCGCGCGCCCACTCGATGCGCGTCGCGGAAATCTCGGTAATTGGCAGTGCGGCGCCGTCCACTCGCTCTGTCGGGTGCTCCCATACGACCGGAACAGGCTCGGCCAGTGCTTTCACCGATAGCACGATCAGCGCGAACAGGACGAGGATTCTCATGTGTCGCTCGCAGTGAGGCGATGCCCGGACGTGGTGCCGAGCGCCGCGCTCGATCCGTCATAGACCAGTTGATCGCTCGCGTCGTCGATCGTGAACCCCGCCGGCAGCGCCGTGGCGCCAGCGTCCGCCGCGATGTTGGGCAATTGCGCCGGGCGCAGAGCTGCGAGCGAGTATCGCTGCTCCTCGCCGGAATTGACGAAAGCGACCGTCGGCACGGTGCCCCAAGTGTAGCCGGCCGGAAAGTCCACACTGAGGACCAGCTCGGCGGACACCGTGTACTCGGAATCGCCGTCGGTCGCGCGGAACGTCAGGATGCCCGACGTGGTGCCGTCGACGAGCACCGCATTGACGAAGATCCGCCCGTCGGCCTCGAGTCGCAGCCACGCCGGCATCGTGCCGGTCTCGAGCGTGTAGGTGACGCTCTTGCCGTCCGGATCGGTCGCCCGCAGCGTGTACGCGACACTGCCCGGCGGATCGACGCTGAGAATGATCTGCTCGCGCTGCTGCGACGGCGCGGACCAGATCGGCGCAGCCGTCGGCGGCCCGACGCCGCCAGGTTCACGAGAATCCATCTGCCCGTCAACCGGAACGATGACGACGATCCGATAATAGTAATAGCCGTAAGGCGCCCGCGAATCGAGAGTCTGGTTGAAGCCGCGAAATTCGTAGGCAGTGCGGGCATTCGTCGTCATTGCCGCCTCCTACGTCTCGGCCACCAATCTCCGCCGGCAGGCTCCTCTCCCTCAATGGAACTGTCAAGCCCATCGGCAAGGTTGATGGGGAAGGAAATTCCCAATGTTTGCCGGGCATTGGTCGCAAGGGCGTCGGTCAGGGTCACGGCCTCTGCCAGAGAGGTGTAGAGCCCAACAAGGGTCGCCACCGTGTCGGCCAGGTTGATTGCCTCAGACACATCCTTCGACATGGACAAGCGGGCCTGAAGGGCGTCAGCAAGATTGACGGTCTCTGTCAGCGAGGCTTGCAGCCTTGCCGTGGCTGTCACGACATCTGCCAGGTTGATTGCCTCGGAGACTGACGGCCTCATGCCAATAGACGCGATGCTGGCGAGGGAGGTCAGATTGATGGGCTCTGACAAGGAAACGCTGAAACTCGCGCTTGGGGTGAGGGCGTCTGCCAGCGTGATTGCTTCTGCCAGAGTCTCTGTATAGGTAGATGGCGCCGCTCCGCCCGCGTCGAGCAGTCCCGCGCCGGGGATGAGCAGCGTCCCGGTCGCATCGACGAGACCTACGCCGGGGATCAGCAGAGCCATGTCAGGTCACAGTGACCTTCGGGTCGATGTACAGGTAGTTGCTCGATGTCACGCTCGCTTTCGCGATGCACACTCGAGCGCGGTACAGCCCTTCCTCGTTCACGGTGACCGTACAGTCGAGCTTCTGCTTGTTCGTGAATGACGGGCCGGTGCCATTCCACGTCGAACTGTCCGACGCCTGATCCGCCGCAGTCGCATTGATCGTGCGCCGGTCGTTCGCATACGCCCACTTTCCGCCGTTCGACGTGCCGAGGTATTCGAGTTCCATCCACAATTCGGCATCTGTGAACTTGTTACTCGTTCCGCCACCGCCGGAGTTGCTGACGACGCAGATCGTGAAGGTCTTGCTGCCTGTGGTCGAAAGCGTGCCGTACATCCACGGCGTATAGAACGGCGCGCCCTCGCGAGCATAACTCGTGGTCGTCACCAGCCACGCCCCGGCGATGGTCTCGACTGAGCCGCCGCTGCTGCGGTAGACATAGCCGGCGCCTTCGTCGGCGTGCGATGCGTTCAGTTCGCCGCGCGAGTCCGAGGTACGCAGTTCTGCCGGCGCGTCGGCATTGGCGCAGTTGACGAGGTTCGCAGTCGCGTACAGGTACGTCGGCGCAGATGCTTGCAGCGCGTAGGTCGACGGCATCTTGCAATGGCTGAACACTGCGCGCCAATACTGCGCGCCGCCGCCCAGCAGTTCACAATCACTGCTCAGAGCCGACAGGTCGCATCCGCTGATTTCAATCGGCGACGTGTTTCCGCTCGACGTTATGAATATCCCGGTGCGGTTGTAACTTGCGGCCTTCGAAGTCATAGCGGAACTTCATCGGGAAAGACTCCTTCATACGACCCCCAGTGCCTTGAGAGCCGCAGCCTTGCTCTTGGCAATCCTGTCATTGAGATCGGCAAGAGCTTTCTCTGCCGCATCCTTTCCGGCAACAGCCTCAGACTGAAGCAGCAGAGCCTCTGCCACCTTGGCCTCGGCCTTCTTCACCGCTTCCTTGGCCTTGGCTTTGAGGCTTTCGGCCTCGGCCTTGGCTTCGGCAAGGATGGCCTTCTTGGCTTCCTGCACCTCATTCACGGCCAACTGAACGCCGCCACGAGCTTCGGCCAGGTCGCGCTCAAGGGCCTCACGAGCGACCTTGAGAGAGTCGATTTCAGCCTGCAAGGCGTCCGCAGCCTGCCTGCGCTCGGCAACCATCTGATCCGCGCCCTGGAATGCCTCGGCCACCGCCGAGAGTTCCTTGACCGCATCAATGAATGCGCCGAACTTGCCGGCCTCGGCAACCGCTTCTCGGAAGTTCATCGGCCCCTCCGCATGAACAGGTAGACATCGAGATCTGAAGTTGTCCCACCGGTCAGGATTGGACGGATGTACCTTGGAAGCTCAAAGATGCCCTTGAGTCCAGCCGCGGTGAAAGCGCAAGTCGTGCCGGACACGACACTCAGGGAATAGAAGTTCGTGCCGTCATTGGACCCTTGCAGCGTAATGGTCGCGCTGTCAAAAGTGCCGATGACCTGCACCGACCTGTCCGAATACTCCGGATAGGTCACAGCCCCGCCCGTCGTGTTCGTCTGAGTCAGGGTCTCCCAAAGAACGAGAACGCCTTTCTCGTCGTCAAGCGACGTGACTTTAGGGACGATGGTCGCCATACGTCACCCCTTACGGCTTGAGGCTCGTGTCGTGGATGATGTATTCGCGGATGGCGTTGATGGCCTTGAGAACCTGAAGGCGAGTGGCCCCCGCGTCAGAGTCCGTCACCCGCAGTTCGATCACCGTCGAGTTGGTCGAGGTGTTCTCCGTCACGTCCGTCTTACGGTCGCCGCCCGGAGCGACGCCGTAATAGATGTCAGACATTGCTTCCTCCTATGTGCGAAGGGGGAGGTCAACCCTCCCCCTTGCGGCTGCGTCAGAGCTGGTAAGTGACCTTGACCGAGAGGGTGCCGTTCGCACCGGGGACGGTCGTGACGGTCGCGATGAGGTCGTAGAACCCGCCCGGATCTGCCGAGGCGCCGAACGCCTCCCAAAGCGGCTTCTCGATGTCCTCCACCCCGTACACGCCCGACTCGTGAGTGACGTTCGTTCCCGTCAGCACCGCAGAGGCGAGAGTCGTGGCCGAGGCGAAGAAGTCGGCGTCCTCGCCGGAGAGGGTCGTGGCCGGCAGCGTCGTGGTGATGCCCGTGCCGTCCGAATCACCGGGGATTAGGACGGACGTGTTTGCAGCCAGCCCGACATCCACTGCGCCTGACGACATGGCATCCATGTAGACGAACACCTGGACGTTGTATGCGTTGGTCGGGATCTGGCCGAACACATACACCGAACCGGCGATGTCTGCCGTGGTTGCCTCGATGGTGGATGCAAAGCCGTAGACCTTGCCTCCGTCCAGACCGCCGTTGCGGGCGATCTTCGTGGTGTCGCGAGCGTGGATTGCCGCGCTTTTCGTGACGATGTAGTCAGCCATTGATTAACCCTCGTAGGCCCAGATCTTGAGAACCTTGCCTTCCTCGGTCCGGGTCGCCCCGCACGAGAGGTATAGGTAAAGCTCGTAAGGCTCGGCCCTCAGTTCCACTGCCTGCCGGACCGTCGTTTTCATGTCCTGCCACAGGCCGAGGTGCATACCCGAGGGCACCCACACCGGAATGGCGCGCGACGTGTTCGCCCCGCCATCATCCACCGCCGTCAGAAGCCGCTGGCTATGAATGAAGTTGAAGCCGAGGAAGGACATGACCTTGCCGCCCTGAACCGTGGGCCGCTCCTGCGGCAGGAAGTCCGCAGAGATGACCTCGATTTCGTTGAGCAGGGCCGTGTTCTGCGACGCCGTGATGGCGCAGTAGACCGGCTCGGCGTCGACATCCACCTCGTTCTTCAGCAGAAGCTCGTAAGCCTTCTTGAGCTTGGCGACGTTGAGGTTGGAGGCCGTGCCGCCCGTCGAGACGGAGACGACGTTGGTCGTGGTCGAGGTCGGCCACGCCGTTTCCGTCGTTCCGGTCGTGCCGGTGTAGGCCACGCCGTGAAAGGCGTTGATGATGATATCGTCGAACTTGCGATTGGCCGCTGCCACAGCGACGTCGCTGAAGCGGTTGGCCGGGTCCGAAAGCACCTTCAACTGGTCGATGCTGTCGGCCTGCTGCGTGAGGTCGAAACTCTGCGGCTTGACCCAGCGGCGGGCAACCGGCGCATCGGAGCGCTGCTTCTCCTGGAAGCGCGTGTTGAGCGGCTGCATTTCGAGGGAACCGATCTGGTCGACCGGGGATGCGGCGTCGCCGCGATGGCTTCCGCTGACGACAGCGGAACGGAACTTCGACATTTTCTGCTGGAGCAGCAGTTCGACGCTCGTGGCGTACTGCTTCCCATACAGACTCGGGAAATTCTGGCTCATAGCCTAACTCCTGATGTGATTAAACATCCGGTCAGGCTTGTCGGCAGCGCCGGGCCATTCCGACTGCGCTTGCACGAGGGGCCGGGGCTTGTCCTCAAGCGCAAGGGGAGGCTCCCGCCTCCCCTGCGTGATGTCAAGCCGGCACGTCCAGCGCCCGATTGATGTCGTCCCATTCCTTGCGGGCCTCGGCATCGCCCTTCTGCCAGCGGTCCAGCCAGAGCTTGTCTCGCTTGAGAGCGTTGAGCCGATCCTGTGCAGCGGCAGGCGTGAGAGTTTTCGGCAGGCCGCTGTCGCCTGAGACGAACTTCGACTCGCCGATTTTCTCGCCGATAACCGCGAGCCAGCGATTCGTCTTTGCGTAACCAGCGGCCGAAATGACGTCGGCCAGGTCGTCCTCGGTCATGCCGATGGCGTTGGCGGCACGCTTCACGAGAACCGTTTTCTCATCGTAGGCGTTGCCCCACTCTTTGCGCAGTGCGTCCTGATCGTTCCGCAGGGCAAGCTCGACGCCGGCGTCGTACTGCTTCAGTTGGTTGGAGTTGTACTCGTTCAACCAGCCGGCGAGCTTTTCCGCCTGCTTGGTCGAGAGCCCGAGCTGATGCAGGATGGGAGCCGCAGCCTTGGCGAACTCTCCGGTATCGCCCTCGGGGACCGGCAGGCGATAGCCCTCGGGAGAGTCGGGCCTGCCGATCTTCTGGTAGATCGCATTCCAGCCGTCCGTATCAGCCTCGTCCTTCGGCCAGACCACGCCGCGCCCGGCCTTGTCGGCGCCGAGCAGCTTTTCGAGGTTCTGATAGGAGGAGATTACGTCCTGCGGGGCGGTCCAGCCCTTGTTCTCGACGTAGCCTTTGGCTTCCTCGGGATACCACGGGTTGCCTCCAGTCGGAGACCCATTTGCGTCAGTCATGCAGGTCCTCTTTGAGATTGGTGATGTAGCGATCATCGAGGTTGAGGTATTCGGCAATCCTCAACCACACTTCCCGCCTGCCGTCGGCCTTGGCCGAGGCAATCGGGTCCATATGCCCGCGCACGGGCGAATAAACGGCAGTCGAGCGGTTGGCCCGGCAGAAGCGCGCAAGGTCGGCCAGAACGATGCGGGCGTCCCCGTTAGGCGTCTTGTCGTCCCCGAGCATGAGCCTGTGCCACGCCCTGCGGCGAGCGAAGATGCGGTCGTAAAGGGACACGCTCATACCCCGTCAGGAATTTCGTTCTCGCTGCCAGCCCTGCGGATTCTCAGGTGAAGGTCCAGCGAGTAAAGAGCAATGACCGACGTATCGGTATCCGCTGCGTCGCTGTTGGCGAGGCGCGAGATTCGAAAGTGAATCAAGGTCGAGCCCTTGTAGCCCGTCAGCGGCAGAGTGCCAAGGGGACACAGGCTCGACTTGAGCGTTCGCGCGGGATTCGTCACGCTGAACGTATCGAGCGTCGTGAACGTCCCGTAGGGATTCAGGAAATCCCCGTTTGGACTCGCAACGTCATACTCGAACTTCCACCGGCTGACGTTATTCGGCGCCGATGTCGAGGTCAGGTGGCGAGTGTGCAGGTGCGGCCTGACGTTCTCGACCTCGGCATGAAAAGCCCCTGACCAGCCGTGAGGCAACTGCCAGCAGCCGGTGATGACGTTATCGGCCGTCGCACTGAATTCCAGCAGTCCCGTCGTCTGATTTCGCGCCGGATCGCTCGCCGCGCCCGGCGGGTTGATGCCCGTCGCCTCAAGAACGAGATCGGTCCAGTCATCGCCGAAGATGGCATCCGCCATGTTTTGCAGCGATACCCGCTTGTTCACGCCGCCGACAGAAATGATCGCGTAGTCGGCTTCTGCCGGCGTCGTGGTCTCATCAAGATCGTCTATGAAATCGGGATGAGGGTCGGTCTCGGCGCGATGGGCGTCGAGATAGACGTCAGACTCGTCCTCGGTGACGAAATCCTCGACGAGAGTGTCGACGCGGGCATCTTGCCGCGCCGGATTACTGGGGTTGACCAACTTCCGCGACATCCCGATAAGCGCGAGCAACGCCAGGCGCGGCCTTCGCCGCCATCCGCATGTCCTCCTCCTGCTTGCGCTGCTGGCGGATGGCCGCAACCACTTCCGGCGGGCGCCAGAGCTTTGCCGCCATGCCGTTGATCGTCCCGAGGGTCCGCACCGTCTCATCCATGTCGATGTTGTCGAGAACCGATGGGTCCCTGTCGGCAAGCGGCAGAACGGTCTCGATGGTGCGCACGATGGCAACCCCTTCCTCGGCCCTCTGCGCCCTCGCCAGCGGGCTCTCGTACTCGACCTTGTACTCAGCCCCAGCCTCGGCAAACTCCGGCGGCATGGGCGGCAAACGTCCCGCAAGGAAGTGCAGGCCGATCTCCCTCTCGTTGAGCGGTCCGAGGAATTCGGCCTGATCCCTGCCGGCAAGAGGGCCGAGCAACATGCCCTTCTCTTGCGCCCTCTCGAGAACCTCGGTCGCCGTCATCTCCTTGTCGTCCAGAAGGATCTGGAACAGGTTGATGTAGTACGCCTGATGCAACTGGCCCTGCTTGGCCTGAAGCATCTCAAGGCCGATGTCGAGCCTTGCGCCGGACACAAATGGCTTGACCAGTTCTTCGCCGTTCGGGCCGAGGCTGCCCGGATTCATCCTGCCGGGGCGCATGTCGAAAGGTTGAAGGGCGCCGTCCTCGATAGAAAGCAGCGGGGGGTCGACCGCTTTCTGTGCCGAGCGGATGATCGTCTTGTTCATCTCGTTCAGCATCTTGATGTCGGGCAACATCCACATCGAGGGCGATCGCCCGTAGACTTCTCCGGGGACAGCAATGTCCCGCGAGATGGCATATGGGAAGTTGTAGTAGCCGCCTCTCGCGACTTCCTTCTCTCCCTGCTCTGCCACATACACGGACTTCCACCGCTGGCCGGGAATGTCGGTCTCTCCGGGCTCAACGCAGTGGACGAACCAGAATTTGCTCTGCGGATTCTTGTCGGCGGCGTCACGAATGGCCGGAGGGCATTCCTGCCCGAATTTCGCCAGCGCATTCTTCGCCGTCATCTGAAAGCGGCGGTACACCGTGTCGATCTGCCCAACGTGGTTCTCGCACAGGTATGCCTCGGTCAGGGGAATGTGCCGATAACGCAGTCCGTAGACTGGATCTTCATCAACAAACAGCACTCCCGTCCCGAATACCGCCAGTTCGAGCTTCTGACTGCCGGAATTGGCAATGAAATTCGCCGCAGAAGCGTACCTGTACCGCAGCAGAAGATCGTTCAGCGTCTCAAGGTACTGCTGGACGGCAAAGGACTGCTCGAGAGCCGGGTCAATGGCCCGGATGCGCTGGTATTTCTGGTTGTGAGGAGTCGTGATCGACTCCAGAAAGGCAGAATACTTGCGCGCATCGAGAGAAGCCGTCGAGTCAAAGAGCTTTTCCGTTCTCTCTGCCCCCGGCGACTGGGTGACGTTGAAGTTGGCGTGAGAAGGCATGACCCTTTCGCCCACTTCCTGCCACAGATTGTCGAAATTGCAGCGATCCTGCCGCAACTGCGACATCTTCTGGAGGATGTCTATCATCCGAGCAGCCGCTTCACGTCAGAAGTGATCGCCGGATCGCCAAGAGCGCCCGTCAGAATCGACGCCCGGCGCCCGCGCCTCTTTCTCAGTCGGTCGAGAAGGTCGACGTTGGCCTTGGCTTCGTCAATGGTAGGCGGCATGGCTGCCGGCGGGGTTTTTACCTTCGGCGAGAACAGTGAACTCATGGGCACCTCCATTCTGGCCGAGGCTCATCCCGGCAGGCGTCGTTGTCAACCAAAGGTCGAATACTCCGTAATGGCCTGCATTGCTTGCGGCCTGCGGGTCGGGTTGCGGAGCAAAGCCCGCCCTTCCCCGCCTCCTAAAAGGAGGTACTGGAGGGCCTCGGCGCAGTTGGAGACGAGGAAGTCGTTGGCGTAGAACACGTGTGCGTCAGCGACCGTGATGTCGTAAACGCGCTGCACCGACTCCGGCGCAATGCTTGGAGCAACAGGCTTTCTTCTTGTAACGATTGACGCGAAACGGCTTGCCACACTCGCGACAGACGCGAGTCTCGCCATCCACTCCAGACGCGATGCGAGCGGCAGTCTGGCAGGCAGGAGAGCAAAAGCCGCGCTCATCCATGCATCGCCCCTCATGACAGGAAGATGCGAGTATTGCAGTGCATCAGCGCGGACATATCCGGCTCTTGTCCAGAAACGGTGATCTGGCGTGCAGACGACCGTGCGCTTGCGATGGGTCACGCTGATAGTCTCTGCCTCTCGCGACATGGTGGCCGTCACTGGCCTTGGTCCGACGGGGGTGAGAACGAGGTCTCCGATCCTTAGCCGCTCAATTGGCACGGCCCCATCGGGCGTGGCGACTGGAGTCCCGGCGGCAAAGCAATGACTGTACTCGTTCTTGTTTGGATGCTCCTCATACCTGTCGCCAGAGATCGAGAGCTTTCGATAATGATAGCCGTCGATACACGCTTTCTGGAGCATCTTGCAGTCTGGATGGATCAGCAGCGCCGGCTCCCCTCCTTCGAGTCTGCTGAACGCCTCATTGACGGCGTTGAAGCGCACGGAGGGCTCGTTGGTCGAGGCGGGGTCGGCCTTCAAGCCCTGGGCCGCCAGTAGTTGGAATACCGTCCTGTCCTCGTGGTCCTTGGCTTCTCCCGAGGGGTCGCCAGTGATGCTCCCGACCTCATAGCCCTTGAACTCGGTAGCGAGAAACTTCTTCAGTTCGCGAGCGAAGGGCACGACGCCCATGTCGAAGGCGCACAATTCCTTCCTCACCCTCCAGCCGAAAGGCCCGCGCTGGGCAATCACCGCAGCCGGCGTCCGACCGAAGTCCATGCCGATTCTCAAGGGAATCATCGGATCAAGCTCGAACGGCTTGCAGTGAACGGCATCGTTGTATGCCGTATAGATCGGCTTGCCGCGCCGGATGGCGCCCCACTTCGCCCTGAGATAGACGTCTGCTTCCTCCTTGGTGAAGCCCCTGACGCCATCCTCATAGTACGTCCTGCCCTGCTTGAGCCTTTCGGGGTGATTGAAAGGCAGGGCCATCGTCTCGACAGTCTGACGAAGGTTGTTCAGGTTCTCGGCTTTCTCATCGAACCCCGAGGGCTGCCGAAAGAGGATGTGCTTGGAGTCGGGGTTGGTGACAAAGAGGTCGTGCAGGTAGTGCTCCGTGTGCCACGGATTTGTATCCCCGAGCCACCCCTGCCAGGCGTTTCCCCTGAATCCCTTGGGCTGGTATCGGCCTGCTCGCTGGCCAGCATGCGCCAATATGCTTCGGTCGATTTCCCTGATCTCGTTGAAGTAAAAGCCGGTGACTTCCAGCGAAAGGAGATTGCGGACATCCTGCTCATCCTCCAGGGCCCGGAACATAAACTCGGCATGAACCCGATAAGGCTGGCCCTTGGGCGTGAAATCCCAGATGTGGTCGTTGTCCGTCCACGCATACGCCCCGTACTCCTTCTCGGGAAACTGCTCAAGCCACGTCTTGAGAGTGGTGTCCCGAAGCTGGGGCTTGGTATTTCTGATGATCGCAAACCTCGAACGCCTCACCCCATCCTCGCACGGGATCTGCTCATAGGCGTGCCTCGCCAGCCTCATGCAGGCCGTGAAGGTCTTGCCACTCCCGATAGGCCCGACAATCACCGACCGCGGGGCGTTGCAGAGAAAGAATGCGGCGTTAATCGGATCTAGAGGAGTAGGCATACATCGCCAGCAGATTCATAACCGAGAACACCAGCCACCACAGGTCCGCCTCTGCGGCAATGTGGGCGAACAATAAGGCATTCACTCCGAGGGCGACGAGGGTGCACATGGCTCCTCCACGAGTACGGCATGTTCAGGGAGGGCCCCTCCCTGCATCGGCACCTGAATCACCAGCCCCGGCCCCACCACAACCCTCTGCTCCGGCTCTGCCTTCGGAGCCTTTGGCTGGAAGAACTCAGCCAACTTGAACCACCGATCTACCGCCCATGCCTTGTCCTTGGCATCCGACCCCTTCAAGAGGGTTTTCAGGTGCAGGGCAACGTCCGGAGCCGTCTCCTGCAACAACACCACCATCTTGTCCCTGACCTTCTGCTGGGCCGTCGCCTTCTTGGTCGAGCCCTTGGGCCTCCCACCCTTGCGGTGAATCTTGATCTTCCCGCTGTCCGTCAACTGCGGCAGTTCGGGAAACTTCGTCACTTCTTCTTCCTCTCCTGCCCAAACCCGCCCCAGGCGTGCTCCTTCTCCATCTCAACCCCCAACCGGGTACACAGCAACTTCTCAATCTCCCTCGCCGCCTGATGGTCCAGCTTGTCTACCAGTTCAGTCGCTCCGTCGCCTGTCAGAGCCAGGGAAACGCGCAACCTCTGGACGAGCGTCATAGTATGACCTCTTATAAGCCGACTTCTTTGCTTCACGCTCAGCCTCCTCCTTCAAGTTCATCTGACCCCTCTCCCATGTAGCCAAGCCCCACCGAGCAATCAAAATGGCCTCGGCTACCCCATCCCAACTCCTCCCCCGACTCCCACCCTCCGCCAACTTCCCACCCTCAGCCAACGCAATCTCGGGATACAACCGCTTCGCCAACCCGCAGGAAATCCGCTTCTGCCTCCCAATCCCATACGCCTTCTTCCACGTCGTGGGACTCACCAACATGTACCCAACCGAGTACGCATTCAAAATCCCAAGCAAACACCCAAACCCAACCCCATAAGAAAACACCCCCACAACACCCTGCCCAGGCATCGCCTGCGCCCTCTCTACATACGCCATCGGCTTCCTGTCGCCAATGAACGCCTTCACCACCCCATGATCCACAGTCCTCAATACCGTCTCAGTCCAAGGCATCCGAATGTACCCAATCAACCCACCGTCCATCCCCAACAACGCCAGCCCACCATCCAACCCCGGATCTACACCCAAAACGCTGTCCACTACTACCAACCCCCTACTACCGCCCCGACCCTACCCAAAAAATTCGCGGGACGACCCTAACCCAAGAAGAATCTCCCATATAGAAGAAGAACACTCAGGAGTCCCGCCCTACACCCATGCCCTGTCCAGAAACCAAAGCGCTTGCAAGGCCCTGAGTGCTTGCAGACCCCAGAGCGTCTGCTGAGTCCAGAGTGCCCGCGGAGTCCAGAGTGTCCGCGGGGTCCAGAGTGCCCGCGGAGTCCAGAGTGCCCGCGGAGTCCAGAGTGCCCGCGGAGTCCAGAGTGTCCGCGGAGTCCAGAGTGTCCGCGGAGTCCAGAGTGTCCGCGGAGTCCAGAGTGTCCGCGGGGGTATCCGGAGTACAGTTCTGGGGCCCCCCGCCCTTCCGCCCCCTCCCCTGGGTGCTTAGGAGTCCCGCCCTCGAGCTCGCGCCTGCCTGCGAGTCCGCACCCGCCCTCGAGCTCGCGCCTGCTAGCTGCACAGGCGCCGGGCGACCGCAGGGACATGGATCGGTGAGTTGCGCCGGGCAGAACAGGGCGGAAGATGAGATAGACATAGTGTCTATATCCGCCCGCTCACGCCCATGCGCCGGCTTGCCCCTGCATTGCGCTATCCAAGGCTTGCGGCTCATATCTGCGCTTTCCTGGTCTTGTGGCGTTCTAGTTGAGTATATCAGTCTATTGGTGAGTTAGTAGTAGTTGGTTTGGGGGTGGGTTTTCGCCGCGATTTTTTAGGTTCGGATCGGCCGCCCGATAGCGGATGGATTGGTCAGGCACATGGATTGGGTTGGTGTCAATACGTATTAGTCCTGATGTTTTGGTGTTTTGGGATTGGTTAGATGGGCGCACCCCGAGGGGGGTGCCAGACCGACCAATTCACAACATGACGGAGGTTCAAATGAGCACCAGAAGTCTGACGTTCCCGCGACTGACCGGCGCCGGCGGCACGGAGCTCAACGATGCAGAGCTCGCGGCCGCGCAGGCAGCCGCGCTTGCCCAGCTCGGCGAGCGTGATCCCGGCGCGGTTTACGACGACTTCTTGGCCGCCGTCGAAGCCGGCGACCAAGACGCGATCAGTCGTCATCCGTGGTCGCAGGCCGAGGACGCGGCCATTCGCGCCGCCACGGCCGGCTGGGCTCGG